CTAGAGTGACAATCTCTGCTAAGTGTAGTTTTTCTTCAGGCCAGTGGAGAAAATCCTGCCATGCCATGTCTGGGATGTACAAATCATAGTGTAATGCAGCGCCGTTAATTTGATACCATGTTGGCTTAACTGGCTTAGTTATTGGCCTTACGGGTCTGTCACCTTTTTTAACATTACAAGGTCCGCATGCCGCGACAGTGTTTTCCCATATTAGCTTTCCGCCTTTGGATTTTGGTATTACATGGTCAATAGTTAAGTCAGCGGCTGCGAACATGTTGCTACAGTACTGACAACAGAATTTATCCCGTATGTACAGGTTCCTGCGGCAGAACTTTGCTCTTGTTGGGTGCTTGTGAAATCTATTCATCATAACAACACTTGGTAGTGGTATAGTAAGACTACTGCTTCTTAAAAATCTATTTTCGTAATTTTTAATAACACGAACTTTGTCTCCAAACATTGCTTTTATTGCAGTCTGCCAACTTATAGTACTAAGTGGCAACATACTTAGTGGTTGTGCATCTGCATTTAAAAGTAGTACACTGGCATGCATGTTTCTGTTCCTTTTACAGGTTTAGCATAGATGATAATATCCGTTTTCTAGATTCTGCTGTCTTTGGCAAGAACCGTTTTGTTTCTGCATAATAAACATATTCAGCTTGTGCTTTGCTATGGTCATCTAACAATCTATCTGGATATTTATTTGCTATCTCTTGTATTCCTTGTTCTTTAATTAATGAACGGTCTTTGGCAATTCCATAATCAGCGAGCATAATAACTTTCGCTTCTAGTTGCCTAGCTACTCTGTTATTGCCGCTGTTTGTCATTGCAGTAGCTACGTAATCCCATTGTCTGTTTTTTACGTAGTCATATAGTTCAAATGTTCGCTCTGGCGTGCCGACACGTGTCCAATCACCTGTGAGGTAATACATACTCAGCATGCCGTCATATTGGCTTTGACTTAGTGACTTTAACACAAACACTTCTTTGAATTTACGTTCTTTGTCTTTGAACACTTCAATCCATTTATTGTAAGATGCTGCTTCTGTCAGTCCTGCACTATCAATACCGTCTACTAAATTATACCCAATTTTTGTTATTTTGTCAACATCTTTATACGCAAATCCTTTCCATTTTATAGTACGCAACATGAGATTTATCATCTCATTGCTTGCTTCAAGTTTGTTTATTGCAATCAACGTAGTAGCCGTTATTTTGTTTGCTACTGGAAACAAATCAAACGGCAATAAATCCTTTGATTCAATTACATTTGGTAATACATAGTTTGCCATTAGCCTGTGTTTCCTTTGCCTGTTTCAAATGATTCCTGTACTCCTGTTACACCTTTCCATGGGTGATGCTCTGGTACACGGCTGTTAATGCTTTGTGTAACATTTGAATTTTGTGTTTGTGCTTGAACTGCTGCTTTGTCGGCTGTTTTTGGAGTAGGACCGTTCATGTCAATTCTACTTCCTTGCATATAAACATTTTGAGAAGCAGTTGCATTGATATTGCCGTCAGCATTGCTGTTAAGGTTAAGAGCACTGTACACATCAATTGATCCAACACTGCTTTCTATCTTGACGCCTTCGCTTCCTGAACTTTTAATGTTTACGCCTTGCTCTGCTTGCATGTTAATACTTCCCTTAGCATGCACGTTATAATCGCCATCAGTTGCTATGCTTACACCGGCTTGGCTGTATATATCTACTTGTCCTTCGCTGTCCATTTCTATCCATCCGCTGCCGCCCTTGTTTGTTATGAAAATAAATCCATTTGAATCATCAAGTAATATCTGGGCGCCGCCACGTGTTTTAATTCTAATGTTATCGCTGCCACCTTGTGCGTTGCCGTCGTCTAAGCTTAGTGTGTGTCCTGCTTTTGTTGTAATACCAAATACATTACTTGGGCTTTCACGTCTAGCACTACTTTCACTATGTCCACGTACATAGTCATTTGCTAACCCAGATTTAACCAGATTGTTATATGCTTCTGGGTTTGATGGGCGGGTATCTGGATTCTCAGTGTCGTTTGGATTCTTTTCAGCAGTTGGTGAAAGATAAGTAACATCTTTGTCATCATCAACTCCGTCATACGCGTCGCCACTTGCGTTGCCGCCCATTGTTGCATTTCTATCACGTGGTGGAAGAAATCCAATTAAGAAGCCCTGTTCCATTGATCCAGTAAATGCTACAAGAACATTTGATCCAGGTGATGGTGGCTGTGGCCACATGCCATAAGTTTTAGGGGCTCCGTTAACACTGCTACTTGTGTCGCCATAATCTTCGACGTTATCAGATGAATCTGATATTCTAGTGCTGCCACCAAATGGTGTGCTTAATAATATAATGCGTTCTGCTGTGGGTCCAAGTTCAGGAATAGTTACAGTTATGCGACCATTGCGCTGGGCATCTGAATCATTTATAACTTCAGCTACGTATATACCGTTGAGTACGTTGACGTTATATCCCTGGCTAACGTTTGCACGTTTAGCAATATTAACGCCTGTTGTTTTTATGCCTGAGCCGGCTGCTGATGCCATTATTCTACCTCTAAGTTTATTAGTGTGTCAAGTAACAAAAACGAGCTGCTGTTTGCATCACGTAGCGAACTTACACGTTGTGTAAAAGATCCTTGCTGGAACTTACTTTCAACTTCTGTAATTTTATATATGCCTGTTGTTATCATGTCAACTGGGCCTCTCATTTGCCTAAGTAATAAATCATCTGCATTTGGTTGAAAATTAATAAAGGCCATGTATATTGCATGAGATGCAGAGTTAAATAAATTTGTATTGTTGTTGCCCATGAATACAGGGTCGCCGCGTACTTCAAGTGATAGCATCTGCGCGTCTGCGATTCTACTAGCATGTGCGTCCATTGAAGCAGCTGCTATTTTATCAGTTGATGTTGTTTCGTTTACTTGCTGGCCAGCTGCTCCAACTGTTTGTTCTCTAAATACTGGGCTTTGATTAATGTTATACTTTTGTAATGTTAGATCGCTTAGATACTTCACAGGAGCTGCTGACCTAGCTGACTGTGGGTTTGCTGTATCATCTGTATCATCTGTATTTTCTTTTTCTGGTTCGATATTTGCTTCAAACATATTATTATTATCTGCATAATATATTCCACCCATTGGCGAGAGTGCGTTAAAGAATAGATTTTTTAATGTTAAATCTATATCCATTACTTCTAGGTTTTCACCTGAGTACTGGTAAGAATATTTTTTAATTAATCCTGGCAACACTAGTTCATCAAATCGACGTTCTTGTACAGTTGCCGTATTTCTAAGTTGAGTAATGCTATCCTTTTTTATTGGTGTGCTGTCGCCATGCAGTTTAGTTCTCACATTAAGTGTTATCATTCTGCGTTCAAGATTATATATTGGACACATTATGCCCAGCATTTCAACACTAGGTTCTACTTCTATTGCATATGTAACTCCGGCCTCTCTGGCTACTTTTGAGAATTCTGCAAAGGTAGTAGTGTTGGCAGCTATTAGATTTTTAATAGCTGCGGTTAATTGTGTTTCAGTGTTAATTGTAACTGTTCTTACACCTAGCTTGTCTAGTGTTTCGCCTTGGCCACCAGCTTCGCCACTGTTTGCTGTGCCGCCCCACGGAGCAGATTTTAAATCAAATGCTGGCAGTAGTAGTGCGTCCTGTGCTGCAATAGACATTGAACTATCAAAATTAACTTTATACAACACTAGTGGACTATCTTGGCGTTCGTCCATTGCTGCCCACGATGCATCATTTAGTGATACTTCCAGACCATTTAAAAATGTTTCTACTGTTGTTACATCTTCTACTGTTATTGTACTGGTTGTTACTGTTTCTAGTTGCGCCATGATAATGTGCGGAGCAAAATCCACAAAGTACTTTGCGCCTGCATTGCCAAGTGAACCGGTAATGCCTCTGATTTTGCCTGTGTACAAAAATGGTTCTGGATAATTTTTTGTGGCTCCTGTTATTGGATCTCTGCCTACAAAGTCTAACTTTAGAACATACAGCATTGACTCAAAATTAACGCCGCCGTCTGTTGATTTGTTTAAGTAAGACCCAATTGTTAAAATTCTGTCTAGTAAACTAAAGCCTAATGGTTCTATTAGATCGAATGTAATTTGTGTTACATTTGCATAACCATTTTGCACTGAGCCGGTATTTGACTTAATCATTACGTTTTGCACTGCATAACCAGCTTCTACTCCGTCTTCTGCAATAATAACTGCTTTGCCTGCGTTTAGTGCTGCGTCATCAGATTGGCTAAGCCATGCAAACGGATCATTGAACACTTCACTGTCAACAATATAGAATGTAAATTTGTAGGTGCCTGACGAAACGGTATTGAGCCAGTTGTCTTTTAACATGTTATGTAAACCTTGTTGGTACTTTTATCTTTAGTCCTGCTTCAAAATCAACAATGGGATCATTGAGTTCATCTTGGTTAATTACTGCAAATATCCACCATAATTTAGCATTGCCATATAAATCGTTTGCTAGTACGTCTGGGCGTTGGTGATATTTATTTTCAATAGTGTATGTATTTGTTGATATATTTTTAATGTCTGCAACAGTTGGTTCCCATATCCCAAGGTATTTCTTATCTTCGATTACAGTTGATCTATAAAGGCTATCTCTTCTATATTCTGTCATTATGCAAAGCCTCCAAGTAAATTTCCTTTTGCGAACGTATTAATATTAAATTGCTTTCTAACTTCACTTGGCGCAAGTTGAACAGACAGTTCCAATGATATAACTAACATCGTTGGGATAATTCCATATTCAGTTTCTACGTAGTTAACATCTTCTGGTAACGTGTAGTTGAAACTTCTTATAACTACAGGTGTTGCTTTTGCATGTAGTGCGTTTCTGCCATACACTCTAAGATTTAGTATCGGTGGTGGTGTGCCTGCTGTCGTTCTACGCTGTTCGCCGAAGTCTGGCTTTGTGCATGTTTTAAAGAAGTGAAGCATTGCTGCTGTATGACTTGCTTCTTTGATATCATTTGCTGTGAAATTCGCTGTGATACTTATTGATGGATTCTGTGTTGATATAAAGTATTGCGGTTGATACGCTGTATGTGTGACATCATACGAGCCATAGTTTGCTTGATGTCCAAATTGAATTGTAGGAGTGTATGGAAAAATTAAACCGCCGTCATCCTTTAACGGAGCAAGTATACCTTCTAGATCAAACGGATTACCTGCTTTCACTTTTAGTGATACGCTGCCGTGATATGAATCTATAAACTCGTTGTTAGATGAATCAACTATCATTGGAAGTTATCTCCGTCCATTGGATTCTGGCTTAGTATATTTCGTAGTGCATCATACATTGGCTTTGCAATGCCTGAGCTTGCTGCGCCACTTGCAAACGAATTAAAGTCGCCTGCTCTAACAGCTTGTCGCATTTTACTGGCACTCATTCCTTCTGCGCCATCTGCGTCTGGGTCGCGTTGTCCTGCACTTACTACATTAATACTGTTAAAGTTATATTCTTTGCCGTTATAATCATTTAGAATTTTATTGAACTCGTTAATTCTGTCGCTTCCTGCTACATATATAATATCTGTGTATCCAAGAAGTTCTAACTTTGCCATTGCTTGCATTACAGTTTTAACCTGTGAATCTCCTACTTTGACGTTTGGAAAACTTGCTTGCGCAAATTTAACCTTCATTTCAAATGGCAATGGATCTTTGTTTTCGTATCCCTTTGATCCTGTTGCTTTTGACTTGCTACCAGATGATTGGCTTAAAAATATATAAGCATCACCTTGTTGAGCTGCAACTGCATTAGCTAGTTTCTTGTGACCTATAGTAGGCGGGTTCATTCTACCAAAAGCAAATGCTGCAACTTTAGCAGGATTGTCTTCTGACATATTTATAATTTCATTTATGATCATAACGTATTTTTCCAATTCATACAAGTATTTATGCCTTTGAAATCAACGGTTGACTTGTGCGGAAAGATAAGCTATAATAGTATCAACGGAGGAATAATTATGGCAGCAGCACCTAAACAGTTTTATTTAACAAACAAAGAGTTACTCAAAGAGATCCATAAATCAAAGATGACGTATTGCTATGTCAAAGATGACCAGTACGCAGACTATGACTTGATTGTGGAATCATTTGATGACATTACAACAGAAGCGGTTTCTGAGTCTAAGCAGGCTCGCGCAACACGTATTCAAAAGAAAGCACATGATGTAGAAGTAAAACGTTGGGAAAAGGGGTTAACTGGCAAGAAGACAAAGCCACGCGTAGCTGATTTTTATGTAGATCCAGATTCTATTCTTGATACAGACATTGTTATTCGTGTAATGACATTTGAACATGTACCACTTGAAGCTCGTAAAAACAAACCAAAATCAGAAGCAGACTTACACAGTAAGTGTAACTTTCCACCATTTAAGCATTATGCATACGTTAACAATGAATTAGAAGAAGTAACTCGTAGTCATTGGGAAGGCGGCATGGACAATGGATACTTTAGTGTTACACACGGCAAGACTAACAACACACTAGGCGCTATGTACATTAAGTTGTGCGAACGTTATAGTATGCGCGGCAACTGGCGTGGTTACACCTATGTAGACGAAATGCGTGGTCAAGCACTTGTACAACTAAGCCAAATTGGACTACAGTTTAATGAGTTTAAAAGCCAGAATCCATTTGCTTACTACACAGCAGCAATTAATAATAGTTTTACACGTGTTCTTAACCTTGAGAAGCGTAGCCAGAACATTCGCGATGACTTACTTGAAGAAGAAGGATTAAATCCAAGCTTCACTAGAACTTTCAATGCAGAATGGGAAGCGAAAGAGAAGAAAGAAATTGAATTAATGAGACAAAAGAACTTAGACGCAAAGCTAAAATAAAGGTTAATTAATATATGTTATTTGAAAAAGCAGTAGTTTTTACAGATCTGCACATGGGTAATAAGAACAATTCACGTTTACACAACCAGGACTGTGAAGATTTTATTATATGGATGATTGAGCAAGCACACGAACGTGGTGTTAAGAAATGTATATTCATGGGCGATTGGCATCACCATCGTGCAACAATTAACGTTAGTACACTTAACTATACTGTAAGTAATTTACGTAGATTAAATGATTCGTTTGATGAAGTCATTATGATTATGGGAAATCACGATTTATATTATCGTGAGAAACGTGAGATACATAGTATGCCCATGGCTACTGAATTTCCTAACATACGTATTGTAAACGAAGAGATTTATCAAGAAGGCGACTGTGCGTTTGTGCCGTGGTTAGTTGATGATGAATGGAAGAAAGTTCGTGAAGTAGAATGCAAATTTATGTTTGGACACTTTGAACTCCCAAGCTTTTACATGAACGCACTTGTTCAAATGCCAGACCATGGTGGACTAAAAGCAGAAGACTTAAACAAACCACAGAAAGTGTTTAGTGGACATTTTCATAAGCGTCAAGAACGTGGTAATGTAATTTACCCAGGTAACTGTTTCCCTCATAACTTTAGTGATGCATGGGATGACGAACGTGGTTGTATGTTCCTTGACTGGAGCGGTGATATTGAATACGCAGCTTGGCCCGAGGCACCTAAATACAGAACTGTTCCTCTTAGTAAGTTAATAGATGATCCAGGTGCATATTTGTCTGATAAGACGTATTGCAGAATTGCATTAGACGTTGGTATTACATATGAAGAAGCAAACTTCATTAAAGAGACATTTGCAAAGCAATATGACTTGCGTGAAATTAGTTTAATACCAAGCAAGAAAGAAGAACACACAAGTGATTGGAACAAAGGTGTTGATATTGAAGTAGAAAGTGTTGATACAATTGTATTAACACAATTAGATTCAGTACAAAGCGACACTATAAAGAAACAAATGTTAATTGACATTTACAATGGATTGAGCTACTAAATGCTAAAGATTAAAAATATAACCGTACGTAACTTCATGAGTGTTGGCAATGTGACACAGGCTGTGCATTTTGACAACGCTGGGTTAACACTAGTGTTAGGCAATAACATGGACCTTGGCGGTGATGGTTCTCGTAACGGAACAGGCAAAACAACTATCGTTAACGCATTAAGTTATGCAATGTACGGCGCAGCATTGTACAATATTAAAAAGGATAACTTAGTAAACAAAACAAACAACAAGGGCATGCTTGTAACATGTGACTTCGAAATGAATGGAATTGACTATCGTATTGAGCGTGGTCGTAAAGCCAACGTATTTAAATTCCTTGTTAATAACGTAGATGATAATGCTGAGATTACAGATGAAATGCAAGGCGAAGGACGTGAGAGTCAGCGTGTAATTGAGCGTGTGCTTGGCATGAGTCACACAATGTTTAAACACATTGTTGCATTGAATACATACACAGAACCGTTTCTCAGTATGCGAGCAAATGATCAGCGCGAGTTAATTGAACAGCTCCTTGGTATTACAAAGCTAAGTGAAAAGGCTGACGTACTTAAAGAACTTGTTAGGACTAGCAAAGATAAAATACAACACGAAACATATCGTATTCGCGCGTCCGAGGAAGCAAACGAACACATAGGTAGTACTATCAAAGACCTAGAACGCAGACGTAGCATTTGGGAACAGAAGCGTACTAAAGATATGCAAAACTTTAAAACCGACTTGTTAAATCTACAACACATTAACGTTGATGATGAACTAGAAGCACACGCAAAGTTTGAAATATTTCAAAGTAAAAAAACACAAATAGATACTTTAACTGCGGAAATAGCAAGGCTAACTACTAGTAACGAGCGCGAACAGAAACGGTTAGACAAGGCACAAAACGACCTTAATGCTACGTTGGAACACACATGCTATGCGTGTGGACAAGACTTACATGACGAACAGCATGAGAAGATTGTTGCAGAGAAAAATGAAATACTAACTGAAAGTAAAGAACATGTTACTGAATATGTTACTAAAATAGAAGAGTATACCATTGCATTAAATGAAATTGGTCCACTTGACATTGCACCTAATATGCACTATAATAGTATAAAGGAAGCATACGAACACCAGAACAAATTAAGTGCTACTAGTGCAAACATTGATCGTGCCGTAGATGACATAAATCCATACGATGATCAAATAATTACATTAAAAAGCACTGGTCTGCAGGTTGTTGACTGGAGTGAGGTAAATAGACTAAACGAACTAAGAGAACATCAGGAGTTTTTATTGAAACTACTTACAAACAAAGACAGCTTTGTACGTAAGAAAATCATTGAACAAAACTTACAGTTCCTTAACACACGGCTAGAATATTACATTACACGATTAGGCCTTCCACATGAAGTACAGTTCCAAAGTGACTTAACTATTACTATTACACAGTTAGGACAGGACTTGGACTTCGACAACTTGTCAAGAGGCGAGCGTAACAGATTAATACTTGGACTAAGCTGGAGTTTTCGTGATGTGTTTGAAAGTATGAACCATCCTATAAACTTGGTTTGTATCGACGAACTAGTAGACAGCGGCATGGACACTATTGGTGTCGAGAGTGCATTAGGCGTTCTGAAGAAAATGGAACGTGAACGTCATAAGAACATTTTACTTATTAGTCACAGAGATGAGCTAGTAGGCAGAGTAGACAATGTATTACAAGTTACAAAAGAGAATGGCTTCACTACATTTAATGTAGAATTGGAAGTCATTGACGCATAGAAGAATATAATTTGAGCAGTGAAAGCAAAACTAGCAACTGGACTTATAACAATGTAGCAGTTGATGAACTGCCGGTAGATGTTGAAGGGTTTGTATATTTAATTACAAACCTTACTAACAACCGTAAGTATATAGGTAAGAAGTTAGCAAGGTTTAAAACAACTAAGCCTCCTCTTAAAGGAAGAAAGAATAAGAGACGAGGCACAAAGGAAAGTGATTGGAGGACCTATTGGGGTTCTTCAGATCATTTGAATGCAGATTTATTAATGTTAGGTGAAGAAAGCTTCACTAGAGAAATTATACATTACTGTCCTAGCAGAGGAGTATTAAGTTACTTAGAAGCAAAAGAACAGTTTGATCGTAAAGTTTTAGAATCAGATGATTACTACAACGGTATTATTAATGTGAGAGTTGGAAGTTCTAAGATTCTCACAGAGCATTTAAGAAAGGTCGACAAGCTATAGCATTTATGTTATGCTGCTAACAAGAAATACACAGACACCAAGTCAATTCAAGCACAGACACCAAGTCAATTCAAGCACAGACACCAAGTCACGCTAATACAAACACAAAATACATTTCTAATACATTTCTAATAAAGGCACCACATGGCTCTGTTTGGTCGGGTTTCTCGACTACACCTTGAGGTTACGTGCTAATTCACGTGATCGGATACTGGTGTGCCCTTGGTCAATGCGCTGGTCTGACCAACCAAAATGAGTAAGCTCTCCTGACAATTTGGAACTTACGAGTAGCCTTTAGTCGTCGTTATGGCAATAGGTGTTCTTGCGCTGATAAGCAGTAAGTAAAGAGGTACCGCACAACCGCCTCTTCCGTGTGCTAATACGGTTTTACTATAACGAGTGGGTAACTTTGATGGGAAATGTTCTGACATTTTTATTGAAATTATTTTGCATTTGGCTTTATAAAGCTAAGTGTGAATAACAAATCAAGGAAATAGTAACTAATATATAATCATAAATATAATTACTATGTTGTATATCACTATTAGTTAATCTTAAGTATAAGAGTTCTAAAAATAACATTGAAGTAATGCTTTAGCATTACGAAGATGATGATGTCGTAAGACATCGATATACTAAACAATATATAATCTTAATATGAAATGGACAGCTATGACTTTTGAAGAGTTCTGTATAAAATTTGTCGAGTGGACTATAAGAGATGTAGAAGCAAAAAAACTTGATGGCTTTGCTGTATGTCCATTTGCCCGTAAGGCTAGAATAACTAATGCAATTCAGTTTATGGATTGCAGAGATAATAACTTAGATAGTTATAGAGCATTTGATAGAACTAAATTTGAAATTGGCATTGCGTGGGTAGATGGTAATAATATAGTAGATGTACAGACTGTACTTGACGTCTTGTCAAGCGAACATCCAGAACTACTATACTTTACTAGTACACCAGAATCTGGGCATTTTGTTCAAAACTTTACTAATTGTGTGTTTATACAATCACGAGAGGACATAATGGAAAAGAGAGCAGTAATGCAAAAGACCAGCTATTACGACAGCTGGCCTAAAGCTTACTTAGATAGTATTACTTCCGTGTAACACATTATCGTGTTTTAGCTGCTTTTGCAGCCGCGTTAGATTCTTCTTTGTTTTTGTTTAATCGTTCTACAAATAATGCCAACGCATCAACAGGCATTGTCATTATTTCATTGTATGAAACTAAACCTCCCGATTTGATAACTAAATCAAAATAGCTAGACTCTGTTGCTTTTAAGTCATTGTTGTAACGTTCAACAATTTCATATATTTCACTGGGTTGTCGAGACGCTATCAACCCGCGAAAAAATTTGCAAGATCCAAGTCAATGGTAGTTTCCCACTCGTGTCCACAATCTTGGCATTTTGCGTTAAACGATGTATCAATTTGATTGTCGCTTAGATCTTCTACGCATGTCTTAATTAAATCATAATCAGACTTTGTAATTGACTGTAACCATTCTAGTATAGTAGCATAGTCAACAGTTGCTTCTGACTCAGGCGCAGTAACACTAGTAATTGAGTTAGCAATCAACTTCACTGTAATGTCTGCAATTTCAATAAACGTTTCACCAAATCTACGTTGGCGTTCTTCGTCATCTAATTCAGCGTCACTCAAGTTCTCAATTAACTTTTGTTGCTTAATACGCTGTAGTTGAAGCCTAGTGCGATCGTATAAGTTATACGGCTTGCACGAAAGGTTAAACCCGTTGTCAAAATTAACCTCGTTTGAGCTCTCATTTAATGTTACAGTACCTAGTAACGCATTGGTACTGATGCTTAATTGGTTCATGTGATCGCATTTTGGACATTTTATATCAACATCAATTGCTTCACCGTAACTTGCTTGTCTAATAGCAATTAGTACAACCATTAGATCATTCACTGGCATTTCGTGTGGATCTCCGATACCTGGCGCACAACTTTTAATTAAACTAAAAGTAGCTTCACCGTTGAACAATGCATCTGGTGTCTTAGATACAAGTTCATCTCTTGCTGTCATACTGTATACAGCAAGTTCACCGTCTACACTTAATGTTGGCTTTGTATTATAATACCTGCCGCCACTTGGCAGTGCAACATATAACGCAGGCTTTCTATATGCCTGAATAAGAGGATTTGTCATTTTTTTCTCCATAAATACTGTAGTAGTATAAGTGTATTTATCAAATTAAAATACCAGTTAATTGCAAGGAAACCATGGATCAAGAACTAATACAGCAGGCAATACAGCAAATTCACGCACAATATCCGTGGGCCAGCGAAGATACAGTACAACGAATCGCACAATTGAGCAGAAGCAGCAGCATCAAGACTACTGCATTAGCTGTTGCAATACAGCAAGTAGCAGGCGCCGCTGATGCAAAGCAACTAGAAACCTACATAAAAAATGCAACACAAGATTTAAATCGAAGTTTAGCAGATTCTAACAGAACAACTAATGCAATTGACAAGCACACACGTAACTTGGGCAGCAGTTTAATGTCCAAATCAAGCGGACTTGAAAATATGACCGAGCTTGCTTCGGCTGGATCAGAGGCAATGAACGCAGCTGCGCATGGATTAACAGACATGTTACCAGGAAGAGCAAAAGCATTTAAGTGGGCCGCTACGTCCACTACAGGAGCAGCAGTTGCTTTAACAGGCATTGCAGCAGTGTTTGCTAAACTAATTAGTAGCCAAGAAAAACAATTACGAGCAATGATTGACTTAGGCGTTGTAATGGGAGACGTTGATAATTATACAGAAATGCGTGGACAAGCAGCCGCATTTGGTATGTCTCTTGGTGATTATCAAGCAATATTACAACAGACAGGTGCAGTTATAACATCAACATCTGGAAGCATGATTGAAGGATCAGGTCGCATGTTTAGATTCTTAACTGATGATAACATGGTAAAAAGTGTTAAGAACTTTGGATACACACCAAAGGAAACCGCGGCATTGTTAGCAGATGAGACCGCGCAATTGTTTGCTTTAAACGAAATTAACACACTTGGAGCAGTAGAACAGAAAAAAGTAATTAATAGTTTCGAGGGCGCTAACCAAATGGGTTTATACTTAGCAGACACGCTTGGTGTTCAGCGTTCAGCTATGTTAGCATCGAGGCAGCTACTGAGAGAAAATCAAGACTATCAGTTAGCATTTGTACAAAATACAAAATATTTAAACGAAACATTCGGTGATGGCGCTGCAGCAAGAAGCAGAGAAGGCGCAGATTTCCTAATGATGCTAGCGTCTGGCACAATGGGAGACACGTTTGCAGGACAACTAGCTGATGTAATAGCAGGCACTACTGCTGATATACAGTTTGATCGTAGTGCAGTTAACAACATGCTTGATCCACAATTTACAGAAATGCTACAAGGACTTGGACCTAGTGTATTCCAAGGAGTAGTAAAATTAATAGAAGACAATGCAATTGGTTCAATAAAAACTCCAGAAGATATGGCAACAAGATACACTGAAATACTTAAACTTATAAAAGGTTCATCTGCATTGTTAGGTACAAGCTCATTTGCAGATGATGTAAACATGGCTATTGCTACAGCAACAACAGTGCCTCTTGCGTTTCTAGAAGGAACTGCGGTTGAAATAAAAGCACGACTCGAAGCCGCACAATCAAAAGTTGATGGCGCAGACGACAGTATAGAAATAGTAGGATCTGTGTCTAAGGCATTCATGCAAGGACTGCACACTGTAACGCCAGGATTTAGTTCAATGGGAACTGTAATGACTGTTATGGAAAATTCAGTTGGCACTTTCACAGATTTCTGGTTAGATGTATTTGGATCAGGCAGCAGCAGTTCAATGACAGACGTCATGACAGACTTTCAACGAGATTCAGCAAACGCTTACCTAGCAGCCCCTGGTTTTAACGTCAATGATAATTTGCCTATTCGTACAAACACATCTGTTAGTGGAACACTGACAGTGGAACAAGCAACAACTAGTGTCAGTTCCATTACTGATATAGTAAATAAAGCACAACAAGAACATGATTCTCTTGTGGATCAATTGAATAACTTCGAAGACGGCAGAGAAGTAGATCAAGTACAGGTAGAATTACTTAAACAAAATATAATAGATGCCAGAGCAAAGCTACAAACTATTAGGTTAGACGAATTTGCAAAATCTAAAAGCAGAGAAACATTAATAAAAGACTTAATGGAAACAGGCTATAACATACACAGCGATATTAGATCAATTGCGTTAGAAAACAAACGTAACGACTTAGTTGACATTGAGGCTGCAATAGAAAAAGCAAAGATTGAAGGCGAAACAGCTACAGTTACCGCGCTAGAACAAGAAAGAACACAAGCACAAACTATAGTAAGCGATGCTATACTTAAAGTTACTGAACTAGAAAAGAAAGCAGAAGAAAATCAATTAGAACAAGATTCAGCAGCTGAAGCTGCAATATTAGCACAACAACGATTCAGAGATCAACACATTGCAATTGATATATTAAAAGAACAACTAACAGCCGCAAATGATCCAGATAAGTCGGCGTATGTAGCATTGGAAAATGTGCTAATTGCAAATAATGTGCTCTTAACTCAAAAGCAAGCGGCATTAAATGATGCATTAGTAGTGCTCAATCAGACTAAAAATCAAACACCTGCTACTGTAACAACTAGTAGTAATTTCGAAGCAGGCGCATCATTGCAAGGTGTAATGTTAGCTGAACTTACTAAACAAGGAATAACTGATCCAACAGCACAAGCTAATATACTAGCTATGATACAAGGTGAATCAGGTTGGCAAATGCAATCAGAACGCAGTTATAAAAACACAGACAACGATAGAATTCGATCAGCAATGGGTAACAGAGTACAACATCTTAATGAGTTTCAGCTTACACAGTTAAAGCAAAACGACCGCGAGTTTTTTGATGTAGTATACAGCAATATAGGCGGATATGATTACAGAGGACGAGGTTTTATTCAACTTACTGGTGAACAGAATTATAAATTAGTAGGTGAGATGATTGGTCAGGATTTACTTGGCAATCCAGATTTAATGAATACTCCGGAAATTGCCGCCCAGGCAAGTGCTGCATACTTTAATCTCCCATGGTGGCAAAAATATCAAGATAATCTCGATAACATGTATACAGCATACAAAGTTGTATATGGAATAGACCCTAGAGACATGGCGCCAGGCGCAGCACAGGATATGAGATTAACTGATATTGCAGAACGCCAGGTATTTGCAGGTGAATATTCACAAGCATTGAATTCAGGAAAGCTATCAGCAGCTAATACAATTGCACCAGCAGCAATCGATGCACAGACAAAGATTAGATCTCTTCAACATGATATTTCAATGATCATAGACGAAGACGGCGATGGAATAAATACAGCTACAAAGGAATTATCAAATGACCAACTAGGAACATTGATAGCACTAGAACGTCAACTGACTGCTGAAATTGAAACCTTAGCTAAGTTAATGGATACAAGCGGAGCATAGCATGGCAGAAAAAACAAACAACATTACATTACCAACTGGCGACACAGTATCTATACCTGCCTGGGCTAGCGAAGAAACAATGAATCGAGTTGCTTCATATATGTCAGCTACTAACAAAACAGACCAGCAATTTGTAAAGCTAATGAAGGGAATGGGCAGCGACATGAACTCGTTGCAAAAAACTATTGCAAGCATGGTAGATGCAACTCAGCGCGACAACGCTCAAGACCAAGTACAACAAGAAAGCAATGAAGAATTTAGTAGCAAAGTAGTAAAAGCATCAAAGGGAATAAACAAAGTAATGGGCTTCTTTGACCAAGCAGATAAGCCACTGACTGCATTAACTACAGGCGCTAGCAGCCTTGTGTCAGCTTCACAAAAATCTAAAACTGGAATATTAAATTTTTCTAGCATGATGGATACTGGTAGCGCAGGAATGGCAGCACTTGGCACTGCGGGAAATGTTGCAATTGACGCAGTACTTGCATACGCAGGCTGGAATGCTGCAAAACTAGAACAGTTCGCAGTTGCTCAGTCAAAAATAATAGACGCGGGTGTATTGTACGGTGAAGGCGCATCTGCATTTGACGATATAAGAAAGCGCACAATTGATTCTGGTAATACATACACTTCGTTGATAGACAACGTGCATCAGTTTGGAGAAGGGATGCTAGGACTCGGCGACACAATGGGCGCTGGCGTAAGTACATTTACAAAGTTTTATGCAGCATTGGACCAGACAGCAGAAGGCTTAGGCGATTTAGGATTAAAATCAGTTGATATGCAAAAAGCATATGCAGAGTATATATCTTATTCGCGTAGAACAGGAAGAATTAACAAAGACTTAAACAACAGTGCAAGCCAAGTAAACAAGAGATTCATTGATTTACAAATAGAAGCAGGCGCAGTTGCAAGTCTAACATCATTAGAACGATCTGAAGCAATGAATCGTTCACTGCAATCAGTTGATCAGTTCGGTGAAGCCGCACAAATGACTCTAAGGCAACACGGGTTACCAGGTCATGCAGATGTATTAGAAGCAATCACAATGCAACTTGGAAGAGTGGCACCTGATATGAAGATGATGCAAACAATACTAGATGCGTACCAGCGCGAAGCATTTGAAAAAGCAGGTAATGGCAACATGGCAGATTTTGATATATCTGCAAGAATAGAAACAATGATGCCAGGGCTAACAGCCGCAGTAAGCAATGTAATGCCTGGATTTATTAATGGATTAGAAGAATTAACACGTAGCGGAACAGCAAGTGCAGACGACATATCTGGTTATGTTGCAAAGGCAATAAAAGCTGCAGATGTGGAAATTCGTTTAGCATCACAAGGCTCATCAGCTGACAGTGTAGCTGGTATGGTATCTGAACTTCAGACAGCAGCAATTACCGTGAATCGACAACAAGGAAATTTAGCAGAAGATGGTGCATTAGACCAAGCTATACTAGAACAACGTAATAATTTAAAATCTGCAGGATTAGTTACAACACAAATGAATAACATGACTACACGGTTCTTGCAATTACAAGAAACATTAACAATGGATATGGAAACAACCGCAGGCATGTTTGATAAACTAAATACCGTGTTAGCAGGAAGTAAAGAAAAACTCCAAAAGCTTTTGAAATTCGCTGGCGTTGATAATAATAACGATTTTGGTGGAATCGATGGATCTGATCCAACTGCAAAAACAACATCATTAAACGGCAATGTAGTAGACAATGGTACGTATGTTTCGCCTGTATTAAATAACAGTTCAACTGATACAGCAGGGTTTACCGGAGACGCAACTGAATTAACAAGTGGTACTGGATTGGATATAAACACAGACACTGCTACTAATACAGCATTGGATTCTACTATGGCAACTTTAATTAGTAAAGATATGCTTACAGTTTCTGATTTTACAGATTTTACACAAATATATAATGTTGAAAACACTGTTGCACAATTAAATTCACTTACGCCAGAAATGCGAAGACGCGCAACAGGCGCACTTGTTGATTTTGAAAAACAGTACCAGGGCACTGATATTAAATTAATGATCACAGACGGATTTAGAAGTAACACACGAAGCAACCAGTTAAACAGTAGCGGTATAACAGCAGCACCGGGTGGAAGCAGTTGGCACAATTATGGCTTAGCATTTGATGCACTCGGTGTACAAAACAGCGAAATAATTGAAAACAACAACGGCGGATTTTACAAAGGCCCAAATTCTATCCTTGAAGGAATAATGAATAAGCACGGACTTGATAATGTGCAAGGTGTAAACGACCCAGGCCATTTCCAAGCAATAGAAACATCGGCTGTTGTACCAAGCAATATCAAAACAGGCGTAGTTACACCAATTGCCGCAGTACCATTGTGGCACAACTTTAGTAATCCAACAAGTGAAACAGCTGACGCAGGAACAAGAAGCAACTCAACTACAGCTAGTGCTTCAAAATCTGAAATAACAATTGCCAAAGAAGTATGGGTGCCAGGCACCCAATTCACAGAAAATCAATATGCTGCTGTTACAACAAGCAAAGACCTAGGAAATGAAATAAGTCCTGAAATACAAGTTGCGTATGATTTAGGTCCTAAACCAAGACGTGCAGGCGGCCAAGTTGCAAGTGGAGCCCCTTACATAGTTGGAGATCAAAATGGATTAGATAGTGCTGAACTATTTGTTCCAGATGGCGCTGGAAGTGTAATGAATAACACTAGCTTGATGCAACTAATTAAATCTATTAGCGAAAATAGGTTGACAGATACGTCATCAGGTAATATAATTAAGAATAGTACAGACCTCTCTGAGTTGTTGCATAGCAAAGAAGCCGTTGTTCAAACGCTTAAAACATTACAAACTATCGTAAAACGGTTGAATAATACGCAAAATCAAGCGATTGTAACCGACATGACTAACTCGAGATAAATACACTTACAATAAAGGTACCTTAAGACAATGAGCTGGAAAAAACATTTTACAAAATACGAACCAAACAATGGTAATGCTTTTGGACAAAAAACAAATCGATGGGCAAGTTGGCTTCCAGAAGTCTACAGCGGTCAACCAAACCGAGTAGAACGATATGGTCAATACGACATCATGGACCAAGACAGCGAGATAAACTCGGCGCTTGACACCATTGCTGAATTCAGTACACAATTTGCAGCAGATACCAAACTACCATTTAAAGTTAACTACAAAGACGACGCAACTGAATCAGAAGTCAATGCATTAGAAACAGCATTACGTCAGTGGGTAAACATCAATGAATTTGATCGTAGAATACATGGATTGTTTCGCAGTTGTATTAAGTATGGCGACCAGTTCTTTATACGCGATCCGGAAACATATAAGTTATACTGGGTAAACGTACAAGATGTGTCTAAGGTAATTATAAATGAAAGTGCTGGCAAAGAAGTAGAACAGTACCTTGTAAAAAATATTAGTTTAAATTTACAAAGCCAAGTAGTAGTTGACACTAAGCAAACACAAGATGCTCAGTCTGGTACTGCAATGCTTTCACCTAACAAAACAAATGCAGGCATTGTTAATACTGGCGGCACAAGCTCTCAAATGACAGAGTTTGCAGTAGACGCATCAAACATGTTACACATTGCACTTAGTGACGGATTAACAAACGCTTGGCCGTTTGGTAACAGTATACTTGATAGTGTATTTAAAGTGTACAAGCAAAAAGAATTATTAGAAGATAGTATTATTATCTATCGTGTACAACGTGCTCCAGAGCGTAGAGTATTTTATGTTGATGTTGGTAACTTACCACCGCATAAAGCTATGGCATTTGTTGAGCGTACTAAAAACGAAGTACACCAAACACGTATTCCAAATATGAGCGGTGGCGGAACAAAAGTAATGGACGCTGCTTACAATCCATTATCAATAATGGAAGATTATTTCTTTGCTCAGACAGCAGAGGGTCGTGGATCAAAAGTAGAAGTATTACCAGGCGGTGACAACCTAGGTGAGATTGACGATTTAAAATACTTTAACAACAAGTTAATGCGCGGCTTGCGCATACCAAGTAGTTACTTACCAACTGGAGCAGACGATGGTTCTGCGTCATACACTGATGGACGTGTAGGCACAGCAATGATACAAGAATTCCGTTTTAGTAAGTACTGCGAAAGATTACAAAACACTATACTTCCACCACTGGACAGAGAATTTAAAATGTTCATAAAAAACAGAGGAATTGAAGTATCAAGTAGTTTGTTCGAATTAAACTTTATTGACCCACAAAGCTTTAGCCAGTATAGAGAACTTGAACTTGACACAGCACGTGCATCTTTGTTCTCTAACTTAGAAGGCGTTCCTTATCTTTCAAGACGCTTTATATTATCAAAATATCTTGGACTATCAGAAGACGAAGTTATTAATAATGAGCGCATGTGGAAAGAAGAAAACAACACAGATGAGAATTCGTTTACAAATGATTCAGCCGCAGACTTAGGCGGCCTTGGTGTTAGAAACACTGACATTGATACGTTTGAACCAACTGACGTAGATGCAGAAAACGATCTAGGAGATGACATGGAAGTTGATGTAGACAATCCATCTCCAATGGGTAACACAGCACCAGGAGACACTGATGAGATTTAATGACTTAGCACAGAACGCAGAAGAAGATAACTATAATAAGTGGGAACTCGACGACACTAGACGTCCTAGATTAACCTTGCGTCACTTACACAAAATGAGAAACATGAAAGAACTAGCCAAAGCAGAACATGCAGAACAGGTAGCTGATTATAAAGATATCTATGGTGCAAATGACGCTGATGGCGTGTAAGATAAATAAAAGAGTAATCGTAGTCAAAACTGCGGTTTTATACGTATAATACATTGGTCTGTACCAAGACTTCTTAAATATATATGTTATAACCTGTTTAATAAAGGAGACACAAACTATGAGTAATCGAGATCGTTATAAGAAGATCATTGAGAGCCTAGTGAACGGAGACGAAGCATCAGCTTCAGATCTATTACATGAGGCTTTCGTTGAAAAAGCACGTGAAATCTGGAATGATATCGTTGAAGCAGATGAAATCATTGAAGATGGCGTAGCAGAAGAAGAAATTGAAGAAGCTATCGGCAATGAAGAAGCTGATGATTTCCTTGATGACATCGAAACAGACGAAGAAGAAATTGAAGCAGAAGAAGCATTTGGAGAAGCAGAGGAAGACGAATTAGACGACCTTGAAGCTACAGATGAACTTGGCGACGAAGCACCAGACTTTGACATGGATGGCGAAACTGATGAACATGAATCAGAACACGGCGACATGGAAGAAAAATTAGTTAGTGTGGAAGACGCACTAGCAGACCTTAAAGCAGAATTTGCTAAAATTATGGGCGATGACGAAGGCGAAGAAGAGGAAGGCGAATTTGAACCAGAAATGGACATTGAACCAGAATTTGAAGAAGCATTTGTTGAGTCTACAGATACTGAAGAAGAATCAGAAGAGCTTGAAGAAGCAGCTGACCTTACTAAAGTAGGCAAAGACGGCATGCATCCAGCAGATATGCCAGCAGGCGATGACGGAAAATCATCACCAGTTGCAGGCAAAAATGATATGGGTGGAAAGACAGTTCAAACAGGCGCTAAAGCATCTGAGGGTTCTAAAAAGGGCTTATCAGACGAAAAAGCAAAAGAAATGGGCGTAGCACATCCAGGCAGTGGCGCAAGTCTCAAACCTGAAACACGCGGCCACGGCGCAGAAAAGAAAGGTAACACTGAGTAATGTTAACACTAAAAGAACATCTAACATTTGATCAAGCAAATATCATAACTGAGGCCAAAGATAACGGCCACGGCGGTAAAAGCTTGTATATGGAAGGTATCTTTGTACAAGGTGACAAACGTAATCAGAACCAAAGAGTTTACCCGGTATCAGAAATATCTCGAGCTGTTAACTCAGTTCAAGAGAAAATCCAATCCGGTTATACAGTATTAGGCGAAGCTGACCATCCAGAAGACTTGCAAGTCAACTTGGATCGTGTAAGCCACATGATTGAAAAAATGTGGATGAACGGTGCAGATGGTTATGGAAGGCTAAAACTATTGCCTACTCCAATGGGGCAAATTTGCATAACCCTGTTAGAAAACGGCGTAAAGCTAGGTGTATCATCACGCGGTAGTGGTAATGTTACTGAAGGCGGATCAGTGAGTGACTTTGAAATACAAACTGTAGACATTGTTGCTAACCCAAGCGCACCAGATGCGTACCCAGATCCACTTTATGAACAAATAATGAACGGTAACAGAGGCAATATTTTGCTAGACGTTGCTGCCGCAAATTGTCATGATAATACAGCACAAAAATACCTCCAGGAAGAGGTATTAAAGTTCATTAACAACTTAGATATAAATAATAGGAGAAAGTAATGGCACATGCAATAGAACAACTCCTAAGTTCAGAAGTCCTATCAGAAGAAGTGCGTTCAACACTATCAGAAGCTTGGAATACAAAATTAAGTGAGGCTCGTGAAGAGATCACTGTTGAATTACGCGAAGAATTCGCAGATCGTTATGAAACAGATAAATCACAAATGGTGGAAGCACTAGATGCGATGTTATCAGAAACAATAAAAGGCGAACTGGTTGAATTTCAAGCAGATAAAAAAGCAGCAGTTGAATCTCAAGTAGAGTACAAGCGTAAAATTGTAGAACATGCAGAATTACTTGATGGTTTTGTGATGGAAACTTTAAAGAAAGAAATCGCAGAACTACGCAAAGACAGAAAGCTACAAGAAGGCAACTTCGCAAAGCTTGAAGACTTTGTAATGGAACAACTTACTTCAGAACTTAACGAATTCCACCAAGACAAGAAAGACCTTATTGAACAGAAGGTAAAACTTGTTTCAGAAGGTAAAAATATGATTGCTAAAGCTAAGGCAGCATTCATTGATAAATCTTCAACTAAGCTAGCTAGTATTGTAGAAAGTACGCTTTCAACAGAACTAGGTACACTTAAAGAAGACATCAAGAAGGCTAAAGAGAACATGTTCGGTCGCAAAATATTCGAAACATTTGCAGCTGAGTTTATGGGATCACACCTTGCAGAAGGAACACATATTAATACACTTTCTACAGAACTTTTAAACGTGAAGAATCAACTTGATGAATCACAGAAAGAGAACACAAATAAAGAGGCACAAGTCATAAAAGCACACAAGATCGTTGCTAAAATGAATGAAAGCCGCGCACGTGAATCAGCAATGTCTGAATTGCTTGCACCTTTATCGAAAGACAAGCGTCAGCTAATGACCAATTTACTCGAAACAGTTCAAACAACAAAACTGAAAGCATCATTTAATAAATACTTGCCAACAGTGTTAAACGAAACAGTAAAGAAACCACTAGCAGATAATAACAAGCTATTTGAGACTCAGAAGACTGAAGTCACAGGTAATAAGCCAGCTACAGCAGATGTTACATCTGAAGCTGAAATTATTAACCTTAAAAAATTAGCAGGTATCAAATAAAGGAGTATACCATGTCACAGAATTTATTCGAAAATTGGGGCGCAACTAAAGAAGCCCTTACTGACGGTTTAAACGGCAACAAGAAAGTTGTTATGGAATCAGTTCTAGAAAACACTAGACGTTACATTTCAGAAGCTGCAGATGCCGGAACTACAATGTCAGGCAACGTTGCAACATTAAACAAAGTTATTTTACCAGTAATCCGCCGCGTAATGCCTACGGTTATTGCTAACGAACTAGTTGGCGTACAGCCAATGACTGGCCCAGTTGGCCAAATCCACACACTACGTATCCGCTACTCACAGTCAGCTGGTGGCGTTGCAGCTGGTGACGAAGCATTATCACCATTCGCAATTGCTAAAGGCTATTCAGGTGATGCAGCAACTGGTGGACCATCATCAACAGCATCATTAGAAGCAGAAGCTGGACGCAAGATGTCTATCCAAGTTCTAAAGCAAACTGTTGAAGCTAAGACACGTAAGTTGTCAGCTCGTTGGACTTTTGAAGCAGCACAAGATGCTAACTCAATGCACGGTCTAGACGTTGAAGCAGAAATCATGCAAGCACTTGCACAAGAAATTACTGCAGAAATCGACCAAGAAGTTCTTACTTCTCTACGTACATTAGCAGGTTCTGCTACTGATACATACGACCAGGCAGCAGTGTCGGGCGTAGCAACTTTCGTTGGTGACCAGCATGCGGCACTAGCAGTTCTTATTAACAGAGCAGCTAACCTAATTGCAGCACGTACACGTCGTGGCGCAGGTAACTACGTTGTTGTTTCACCAACAATGTTAACAGTACTACAGTCAGCAACTACATCAGCATTTGCTCGTACTACAGAAGGTCCTTTTGAAGCACCTACTAATACTAAGTTTGTTGGTACACTAAACAACACTATGCGTGTGTTTGTAGACCAGTATGCATCTGATGCTACACCAATCTTAGTTGGTTATAAAGGCGAAGGCGAAATTGACGCAGCTGCGTTCTATTGCCCATATATCCCTCTAATGTCATCTGGTACAGTACTAGATCCATCAACATTCGAACCAACAGTGTCATTCATGACACGTTACGGTTACGTAGAGCTTAACAACCAGGCTTCATCACTTGGTAACGCAGCAGACTACTTAGCTAAGATCGATGTTACATCAGCTAACTTGTCTTTCCAGTAAATCTTACTAGAAATATAATTTACACAAAACAGGCTCTAAGGAGCCTGTTTTTTTATGACTAAACTACCAATGTCGTTGACATTATAAATAATATAATGTATAATATACGTAGATATGATTATATGTATACTGAATTATATTTTAGATAAATACATAGTGTAAAGGAATGTGTATGTAAGTTATATATTTTGCTATGTGATGTTAGCAAAATATATTGTGATAATAGTAATGAATTAAAACACATGAAATTTAATGCTTATTGCACATCTTAGTGTCAATTGTGTTGTACATATTGACACATACTAACAAAGCCCAGCATTGGGTAAAGTTAACAAAGGGAAGTTTATGTCGATTAATGTAAACCACAGTAGTGGAAAGATATCAACAGGTGGCAAAGATCTAGCCCTTGATGCAGAAGGCATTGGATACAATGTTAGTGTATCAAGCAATAGAGTAGTAGATGTACTCGATCCAATTAATCCACAAGACGCTGTAACTAAAATATTTTTAGAAAATGCAGTTAGTAACATAACAGGCGGAGTGGGTGTAACATTAAGCGATGTTCAAAACTTAATCAACAGCGCATTAGACACAATAAGTTTATTAACACCGCAATCACCACCTCAGTTTGCAACTAAAGTACTATCAGTTACTAGCTTATCAAGTTATAGAATTACAGATTTTACACAAACAAACAATACATTAACATCTATATCAGCATCACCTGGTTCCGTTGTTAATAACGTCACACGTTCTCAAAATTTTTATACTAACACACTAAGTGAAGCTGGGCCTGGTAATTCTGGAACAATCAATGTATACAAAAATGGTACAATTACATCAACTAAACTTCTAGATGCAACTATTAACAACGGCACATACACTGACACTGATAATTTAGTAATTAGTAATAATGTAGATTATGGGTCAATAACAGGCAATCCATTGGGATTTGATTATGTTATAAATGCTCAAGTAAGCGGCAATGTTCCTGCAGGATGGAATGATATATATGTTCAGCACGACCTTGTAGGCGGAACAAATTCTCAAACAAATAAAGTAGAATGGTACAGCGACCAAAGTTCACCAGGCAATCCGTTAGTTACAAACAAAAGCATTACACCTAGTAATGTAAACGTTGGTCAGGTATACTCTAGTACAATACCGCACTATACATCACAACAACAATTTGACATTAGCTTTAATGTGTCAAAATTAAGCGGAGATTTTTATCCTGCTACTGACAATTTTATTACAAGCGCAGGCACCAGCTCTAATAGTGCATTAAATACAATAAGCCCTATATCATATCAAGTAGCAGGCCTGCCTACTCCACTACCGAGAAACTATTTAAATGCAACATCGACGCTAATTGCAACATACGTGAATGTTAAAAATTCTACAAATATTGCAAGCGAAACTGAGACGCTAAGTATTAGAGTGGACAACAGTTACGCAACAGCAGTAGAAACATTTACAATAGGTTCCAAGATACTATATATGCGAGATGACAACAACATAACAAACATCATAGATGAAACGCAAGTTTCAGTTGAGTCAGTTGGTTACGGAAACGGCAACGCTAGACGCATATCAACTGTAAACAATGACACACCACCTGAAACAACGTTTAATGATTTTATAGGACAAACAAGTACATTGAATTCATGGGACGCAACAGTAGCAGGCGGCATACTGACACATGATCAAACAGATTACAGTGTTGGTTACTTGCCACCAGGACCTGATTTAAGCACAGGTAGATCTGCATCTCAGTATGTACAGTTTGCATTAAACAGAACAGCAGTATCTAAATTTGCAATAGAATACACTGGTAAAATAAGTGGCTGCTGGGTCAGATTACCAGGTGCTACAACAGATACAACTAGTTCGCAAAATGGTTGGTTAGATGCAACAGTACCGTACGAAGGAGTTGGTGTACCAGGCGACACTACAGCAGCAGGCGGCAATGGGTCAAATGGTTGTGGACTAGCAGGTGTAGTAATAACCGGATCACATCAAGCTAATAAAACTGTAAACATAACGTTTGGAACAGAATCGAGTTCCAATGCAACAGATGAAATGATTATATTAAGAATAAAGCTAGAGTCATTAGATTCCTTAACAAAGCTGAAATTTAAGACAGCAGACTAAGGGGACATTGATTGGCTATTAACGATACTAAAAAATTAGACTATCTTTGGAAGAAGTTAGGATATGGCTCAACTGCCACTGATGGACCTAGTAAAAAGAGTGCATCAAACGAAAGCATTCCAAGTCCTTTATTACTAAGAGGCGACAAGATTTGGGTTAACGCACATGAAGTTTCTGCCGTTATACCCACCACAAGTTCCGAGCATGTTCAGGTTCACAACGATACGCTGAGTACTACAGTAGAGTGTAGTATGGATAATACAGCAGAACCTTTACGTACATGGAAAACTGGTCAAGCTGACTGGGTACCACCAGAGTTTGGTCCAACATATCAAATCAAAGTCTATGTAGACTCACCAAGCGCCGGAGAACCTCAAACCACTGGAACACGACTATTCCCTGACGGGACTGGAAATGACGAATGGTTTTTTGATTATCAATCCGGCGTTATCCATTTTATCGGAGATTTGCTTCCTACTCCTGTTATTAATGGAAAAACTCTTTACATCACAGGTGCAAGATATGTTGGCGACACAGGACTGTCTAACTTCTCTACAGGCGGCGGTTCTGGCTCTGTTGGTGCATACCCTATATCTGACAGCTGGATATCAGACGGCACTGCAACTTCTTATATACTTTCATATTCACCTGCAAATGCAGATGCAATAGATCTTTATGTACATGACGTGTTACAGCGACCAAATGAAGTGTATAGTGTAGCCGGAAATATTTTAACACTAACAGCATCTCCAGCCACAGGCGCAGATATTTATGTTAAATACAGAACATCATTTACGACAGCAATTGGCATACCTGATAACAGCATTGAGCCTCGACATCTCAAAATTGTTTATACAAGTGACCAATATGCAGGTGATGGAATACAAACATTGTATGATATTAATCCCGGTCACACTGCTGACAGTATTTTCGTTATCGTTAACGGCCAGATTATCCCTCCGTCTATCTACACAGTAGTAGGCACTCGTCTTACACTTGCAACAGCGTCAGCTATTAATGACATAGTTGACATAAGATACCTACCAGTATAGTTTTCATATACGTTTACTAAAGTCAAATTGATATAAATACAATACGCACTGTGTGGTTCCCACATAGTGTGAATTCATGCGTATGAAAGAATTGTACGCTTTTATCAATATATTGATTGGAGAAATCTAATATGGCTTTTAGACAAATTAAAGCACCCGCACTCGGTACTGGTTCAGTAATCGTAGGCAAACTGGCCCCATCATCAGTTTCTGGCCAAACTGGTGCAGGTTCAGTCGCATCACTAGATACATTCCTATTGCACAGTGCATCATCGGACGCACTACTTAAAGTAACAGCAGCAGATCTTATCGGTTCATATACAACTGACGATCTATTAGAAGGTGCTAACAAGTACTTTACTAATGCCCTTGCTAAAGCAGCAGTAGTAACAGACATCGCAGATGCGGTTTCAGCAGAAGCAGTAATTGCACGTGCAGCAGAAGTAGCTAACACAAATGCAATCTCAGCAGAAGCAACTCGTGCAACAGCAGCAGAAGGCGTTAACGCAACTGCTACATCTGACGAGGCAACACGTGCAACAGGACGTGAAAATGCAATTGAAACTGCGTATCAGCTAGCTGATACAAATATACAATCACAAATCGACAATATTCTTACTAACGTCGATCCAGCAGCACTAGATTCACTTAGTGAAATTGTTGCTGAATTCCAAACACAAGACAGCGCACTATCTTCATCTATCACAGCTAACGCTAACGCTATTGCAGCAGAAGTTACAGCACGTGCAACAGCAGACGCTAGTCTAGCAGATGACATTGCAGCAGAAGCAGTAACAGCTAGAGCAGCAGAAGGCGCTAACGCAACAGCTATTACATCTGAAGCAGCAACACGTTTAGCAGATGATAACGCACTAGCAGCACGTGCAACAGCAGTAGAAGGCGACATTGTTACATTAAATTCAGGTCTAGCATCTGAAATTGCAACAACTGGTTCTGAAATTGCAACACTACAATCTGACTTAGCAACTGAAGTATCACGCGCAACTGGTTCTGAATCAGCTAACGCAACAGCTATTGCTTCAGAAGCAACAGCTCGCGCAAATGCAGATACAAGTGTTCGCACTGACTTTGCAACAGCAGACGCAGCAGTAACTACAGCTATGCAGACATATGCAGACGCAGCAGAAGCAGATGCAATTGCATCAGCAGAAGCAAAAGACGTAACTCGCGCAGCAACAGCAAGTGCAGACGCAACAGCTAAAGCTGATTCAGCTCAAGCAGCAGCAGAAGCAACAGCAAGTGCAGACGCAACAGCTAAAGCTGATTCAGCTCAAGCAGCAGCAGAAGCAACAGCAAGTGCAGACGCAACAGCTAAAGTATTAGCAGAAACAACACGCGCAGGCCTAGCAGAAGTTGCAAACGCAGACGCTGTTACAGCAGAAGCAACTACTCGTAGTGCAGCAGACGTTACATTACAAGACAACATTGATACATTGGAAACAACTGTAAACAATGTTATCTCTAACGTTGACGCAGCATCACTTGATTCATTAACTGAAATCGTTTCAGCATTTGAAACAGCTGATACCGCTCACACAGCAGCAATCAACGCAGCAGCAACAGATCGCGCATTAATCCGCACAGAAGTTGGTATTTCAGAAGGCGCTATTACAACAGCATTGAACGCAGAAATTGCAACTACAGGCGGCGAAATCGCAGCATTAGTAGCGGCAGACACAGCAGAATCTGCAAACCGTGTATCAGGCGACGCAGCATCAGTTGCAACAGCAGCATTAGATGCAACAGCTAAAGCTGATCAAGCAGTAGTTGACGCAGAAGCAAAAGACGTAACACGCGCAGCAACAGCAAGTGCAGATGCAACTACTAAAGCTAACTCAGCTCAGGCAGCAGCAGAAGCAACAGCAAGTGCAGACGCAACTACTAAAGCTGATTCAGCAGAAGCAGATGCAATTGCATCAGCAGAAGCTAAAGATGTAGCACGTGCAGTAACTTCAGACGCAGCAGATGACGCATTATCTTTACGTGCAACAGCACTTGAAGGCGAAATGGATGCAGTTGAAGCAGATATTGCAACTAACGTAGCAGCTATTTCTCAAGAAGTATCTGATCGCGCAGCGGCAGACTTAACTCTTACTAATGGATTATCAGCAGAAGCAACAACAGCTAGAGCAGCAGAACTTGCAAATGCAAATGATATTTCAGCAGAAACAACACGCGCAACAGCAGCAGAAGGCGTAAATGCAACTAACATTGCAAGCGAAGTAACACGTGCAACAGCTAAAGATGGTGTACATGATACAGCAATCGCTACTAACGTAAGTGATATCGCTACTAACGCAGCAGCTATTACAGCAGAAACAGGACGAGCAACATCAGCAGAAGGTGTTAACGCAACAGCTATCTCAGATGAAGCATCACGTGCAACAGCAGCAGAAGGTGTTAACGCAACAGCTATCTCAGATGAAGCATCACGTGCAACAGCAGCAGAAGGTGTTAACGCAACAGCTATCTCAAGCGAAGCAACTACTGCTAGATCAGCAGAAAGTGCAAATGCAACAGCTATCTCAAGCGAAGCAACTACTGCTAGAGCAGCAGAAGGTGTTTTAACTACGGATGTGGCAACAAACGCTACAGCTATTTCAAATGAAGCAGCAACAGCTAGAGCAGCAGAAGGCGTAAATGCAACAGCTATCTCAAGCGAAGCAACTACTGCTAGAGCAGCAGAAAGTGCAAATGCAACAGCTATTTCAAATGAAGCAACACGTGCAACTGGAATCGAAGCCAGCCTACGTACAGATGTTGACACTAACTTAGCATCAATTAACAACATTATCAGCAACACTGATTCTGCAGCACTAGATTCACTAACAGAAATTGTTACTGCATTCCAAGGCGCAGATTCAACTATTAATGGTGCAATTACTGCACTAGCAGCTACAGCTTCAACAGATCGCGCAGCGATCCGTACAGAGTTTGCAACAGCAGATGGTGTTTTAACTACAGCTATCTCAAGCGAAGCAACTACTGCTAGAGCAGCAGAACTTGCAAATGCAAATGCTATTACAGCAGAAACAGGCCGAGCGACATCAGCAGAAGGTGTTTTAACTACAGCTATCTCAAGCGAAGCAACTACTGCTAGAGCAGCAGAGGGTGTTTTAACTACAGCTATCTCAAGCGAAGCAACTACTGCTAGAGCAGCAGAAGGCGCTAATGCAACAGCTATATCTGATGAAGCAGTAACAGCTAGAGCAGCAGAAGGTGTTTTAACTACTAACGTAGCAACAAACGCAACAGCTATCTCAAATGAAGCATCACGTGCAACAGCAGCAGAAGGTGTGTTAACTACTAACGTAGCAACAAACACAACTGATATTGCTACTAACGTAACTGATATTGCTACTAACGTAACTGATATTGCTACTAATGCAACAGCAATTACATCTGAAGCAACAACAGCACGTGCAGCAGAAGGCGCAAATGCAACAGCTATCTCAAATGAAGCATCACGTGCAACAGCAGCAGAAGGCGTAAATGCAACAGCAATTACATCAGAAGCATCACGTGCAACAGCAGCAGAAGGTGTTTTAACTACTGATGTAGCAACAAACGCTACAGCTATTGCAGACGAAGAGATTCGTGCAACAGCAGACGCAACTACTAAAGCAGACGCCGCTCAAGTAGCAGCAATTGCATCAGCAGAAGCAAAAGACGTAGCACGTGCAGCGACTTCGGACGCAGCAGACACAGCAGAAGCTGGCACACGTTTAGCAAATGACACAACACTACAAAGCAACATTGACGCAGAAGCAATTACAGCTCGAGCAGCAGAAGTTGCAAACGCAGACGCTGTTACAGCAGAAGCAAGCACAGCACGTTCAGCAGAACTAGCTAATGCAAATGCAACGGCAGCTAACTTAGTTGAAATTACAGCTACACAAGCAGGCGCAGGTTTATCTGCAACTGGTACGTATGTTGCTCCAACTACATCAAACTTCCATAATACAGCATCATCTCTAGCAGACGCTGACATGAAGATTGACGCAGCAGTTAAAGCAGAAGAAGTTGCACGTATTGCAGCAGACTCAACTCTAACAGCTAATTTAACAGCAGAAGCAACAACAGCACGTGCAGCAGAATCAGCTAACGCAACTAACATTGCAAGCGAAGCAACACGCGCAGGCGCAGCAGAAGTAGTTAACGCAAATGCAATTAGTGGTGTAGCAGCAGATCTAGTAACAGAAGCGGCAACACGCCTAGCAGATGATACTACTCTACAAACTAACATTAACACTTTATCAGCTACAGTAGCTAACGTGATCAGCAACGTTGACGCAGCTTCTTTAGACTCACTAAGTGAAATTGTTACTGCATTCCAAAACGCAGACGGTACTTTAACTGGAGCAGTTGCAGCTAACGTTACAGCTATTTCAGCAGAAGAAACTCGTGCATTAGCAGCAGAAGGCGCATTGTCAAGTGCAATAGCATCTGAAGCAGCTGATAACAATACAGACCACGCTACAGCAACAACAGATCGCGGAGCAATCCGTAGTGAATTTGCAGCAGCAGACGTAACATTACAAGCAGATATCGACACACGTTTACCACTAGCTGGTGGAACAATGTCAGGTAACGTTGCAATGGGCGGCAGCATGGTATCAGGCCTAGGCACAGCTTCACTACCAGGTGACGCAGTATCAAAGTCAGTACTAGATGCAGCAATCTCAGCACAAGATATGTCTCTTTATACAACAGATGATCTAGCAGAAGGCACGTCACTTTACTTCACAGACGCAAGAGCACGTTCAGCACTAAGTGTTGTTGACACAGCAGGCGCAGGCTTAGCAACATACGATTCAGCAACAGGTGTTATCACTATTGACACTAACGAATCAGTTCTAGACTTAACAGATGTATCAGATACTGATTACACTGGCAAAGCAGAATATGTATTAGCAGTTAAGCAAGACTTATCAGGTATGGAACTTGTTGACCCACTTACAATCTTTGTAACATCAGGTCGTCAAACTATCCCAGGTGATGGAGTAGCAACAACGTACTCACTAACTATTAATGCTACGCAAACATCAGCTTTGGTATTTGTAGGCGGTGTTATACAAGATCCTGCAACTCACTATACTATCAATGATGCAGCAGCAACAATTACTTTCGTATCAGCTGTTCCAGTTGACACACAGATAGTTGTAATTGCTCCAACAGCTGGACTAGATCCAACGTTAATTGATGGTCAAGTTACTAAAGAGAAGCTAGCAGCAGACATTAAAGCATATGTGCAGAAATCAGCAGTATCAGCTACAGGTTCAACTGTAACAGATACGTTTGACGGAACAGCATATCGTTCAGCTAAGTATGTTATCCAAGTGGATGACGGAGCTGGCAATTATGAAACACGTGAAGCACTAGTAGTACATGATGGCACAACAGCTTATATCACTGAATTCGCTATGGTTTATACCGGATCTGATTTAATTGGTGATGCAAGTGTGAATATGAATGGCAACAATGTTGAACTTACATATACACCTACATCAGGTACAGCAACAGTGAAGGTTATTGCAACTTACATTGATGTGTAATGTAAACTAAAAAACTAGGGTGTGGCAATGATGCTGCACCCGACATACCTGCTTTAATATGTAAATATAAAAGCAGTTAATATGGGAAAATTAATGGTAAATACATTACTACTCAATGTAGATTACTTTTTTCGCGAAAAAGGAAAATTAAATTATGGCACAGAAAAAATTTATAATCGACGGTGGATTCCAAACTAATGCTGATTCAGTACTAGCTGGCAATCTATCAATGACGGGTTCAATCATCCCGACAATTGATTCAAATGGTACAACAGGTTTCGACCTTGGTTCGCCATCAATGAAGTGGCGCGACCTTTATCTGTCGCAAGGTTCACTATACATTGACGGACAAAAGGTTATCGAATCTGACGCTGGTACGATTGTTGTACAAGCAGATGCAGGTCAGTCATTAACAACTAAAGTTTCAGGACTTGGTGTAATGACACTGTCGTCAGCTACAACAGTTAATATGGCAGCAACATTACAAATGCAGCCAGGTAAGAAGATTACTGACTCTGCAGGAAATGCAGTAACGTTTGGTGATAAAGTTGACATGGACAACAACCAAATCATCAATGTAGCAGCACCAACAGCAGACGGTCATGCAGCAAACAAAACATATGTTGACTCAGCAGTTAGTGACATACTTGGCGGAGCACCTGGTGCATTAGATACACTTAATGAACTAGCAGCAGCATTGTCAAATGATGCAAATTATGCAACTACTATAACAACTGCACTAGCTTTAAAAGCAACTACAGTTTATCTTGATGCGCAGGTTGCATTAACAGAAACATTTGCTACAGACCAAGCAACTACTAAAGCTACAGCAGCACAAAACGCAGCAGCAACAGATGCAACTACTAAGGCTAACACAGCAGAAGCAGACGCAATTGCAACAGCAGCATCAGATGCAACTATTAAAGCTAACTCAGCTGAATCTAGCGCAGCAACAGATGCAACTACTAAAGCTAACGCGGCACAGGCAGCAGCAGCAACAGATGCAACTACTAAAGCAAATGCAGTATTAGCAACAGCAGCAACCGATGCAACTACTAAAGCTAACACAGCAATCAGTACAGCAAGTGCAGACGCAACAGCTAAAGCTACAGCAGCAACTAACACAGCAAGTGCAGACGCAACTACTAAAGCTGATTCAGCACAATCAAGTGCAGAAGCAACAGCAAGTGCAGATGCATCAGCTAAAGCTACAGCAGCACAAAATGCAGCAGAAACAGACGCAACTACTAAGGCCAACTCAGCAGAAGCAGACGCAATTGCAACAGCAAGTGCAGACGCAACAGCTAAAGCTACAGCAGCAACTAACACAGCAAGTGCAGACGCAACTACTAAAGCAGATGCGGCGCAGGCAGCAGCAATTTCAGCAGTAACAGGCGGCGCTGGCGCAGCATTTGATACATTAGTTGAAATCCAGAATGCAATGGCAACAGACGCTGAACTTTCAGCTGCAATTTCAAGTGTTACTTCTGCAAGCGCAGGCACAGCAAGTGCAGATGCGACAGCTAAAGCAGACTCAGCACAGGCAGCAGCAATTGCAACAGCAAGCTCAGATGCAACTACTAAAGCAGACGCGGCACAAAGTGCAGCAGCAACAGATGCAACTACTAAAGCTAACTCAGCACAATCAAGTGCAGAAGCAACAGCAAGTGCAGATGCAACTACTAAAGCTAACGCGGCACAAAATGCAGCAGCAACAGATGCAACTACTAAAGCAGACGCGGCACAAAGTGCAGCAATCAGTACAGCAAGTGCAGACGCAACTTCTAAAGCTGACTCAGCAGAAACAGACGCAATTGCAACAGCAAGCGCAGATGCAACTACTAAAGCCAACTCAGCAGAAGCAGATGCAATTGCATCAGCAGAAGCAAAAGACGGTGTACGTGCAACAGCAGCAGCATCTGATGCAACTACTAAAGCTAACGCGGCACAAGGTGCAGCAGAAGCAACAGCAAGCGCAGACGCAACTACTAAAGCTAACGCAGCACTAGTGAGTGCAAAAGCATACACTGATGCAGAAGTAACAACATTACTTGGCGGAGCACCTGGCGCATTAGATACACTTAATGAACTAGCAGCAGCTCTTGCAGATGATGCAAGCTTTAGTGCTACTATAGCAGGACAGTTAACTAGTATCAACACTGATATTACAACTAACTCTACTGATACTACTACATTAGCAGGTCGTGTATCTACAGCAGAATCAGCTATTACAGCTAACACATCTGCTCATACTACATTAGCAGGTCGTGTAACTGACACTGAGAATGCAACAGCAACTAATGCATCTGGTATCGCTAGTAATGTAACTGCTATTTCTAACAACGCAACTGCTATTAACACAGCAATCAGTACAGCAAGTGCAGATGCAACAGCTAAAGCTAACACAGCATTAGCAACAGCCACTGCATACACTGATACACGCGAAACTGCAATTACATCAGCTTATAGTACAAGTATTACAGCAGCAGTGGCATCAATTGAGTCAAACATCTCAATGCTACGCTTCCATAGTGCAGTACAAGACGTAACTAGTGCAGCTACTGTAGCATATACATTTACTGACCTAATAGGCGCAGAAGATTATAGCATATACATTAACAGACTATTAGTACGTCCATCTGAAATAACTTCAGTTAACAACGGAACAGGCGTAGTTACTTTTGTAGCAGCAATTGTAGACGCTGGTGACGAAGTTGAAGTAACAGGCTGGAAATTTACATAATACGTTTAGCTAACGGAGAGCGGCTATGACAGCCGCTCACTTAGTTCTTATTTAATAAGGATTTGAGAGATACAGAGTATTTCTTTCGCGTTAAACACACTCATAGGAGAGTAAAAAATGTCAAGAAGATATAAAAAGAATGGTGTCGAGGTAACAACGGCTCTAAACAAAAACAAAAAATACAAATATGATGCATCTGGTGACCTAGTTGAATCAGTTGGAACACCAGGCGTTAACGAAATTGTTATGTCAGGTTCAAAATCGTCTCTACGACGTATGGCTGACATGGAACGTAACATTGCGATCCTTGCTACTACACTAACAACAACAGATGATGGTACAGCAGATTCAGACGCAGCTTCATTCAACTCTAACGTAAACAAAAAGACACGTTTTAAGAAAGAAGTTCGATTCGAAGAAACATTGAATGTACGTGACGGAATCGACATGAACAGTAACAAGATTACTGAACTTACGACTCCAACAGCGGCTTCAGACGCGGCTAACAAGTCTTACGTTGATGCTAGAGAAGCAGCAGCAGAAGCAACAGCAAGTGCAGATGCAACTTCTAAAGCTAATGCAGCGCAATCTGCAGCAGCAACAGATGCAACTACTAAAGCTAACGCGGCTAATTCAGCAGCTGATGCAACAGCAAGTGCAGACGCAACAGCTAAAGCTAACTCGGCACAGTCTAATGCAATCAGTACAGCAAGTGCAGATGCAACAGCTAAAGCTAATGCAGCGCAATCAGCAGCAATTAGTTCAGCAAATTCAACTTCGAATGCATATACTAATACAGCAGTATCAAACTTAGTTAACGGTGCATCAGCAGCATTCAACACACTATCAGAAATCCAAAATGCAATGGCAACAGATGCTGAACTTTCAGCAGCTATTAACGGATTAACAATTGGTAACGGAACAGTAACAATGTCAGCAGGCTCAGGTCTAACAGGCGGCGGCGCATTCTCAATGAACCAAACTAATAGTGAAACAGTTACAATGAACGTTGGCGGAGGTAATGGACTTACTGTATCTGCAGACGGAATTGCAATGAGTGGTTCTTTTACAGGTAACTTTACAGC